TGCTGGGCAAAGAGGATGTTAAATTACTCACGCTAAATCCCGAGGGTGTCAGCCCACCTCCGGCAACATAACCGCCCGCCACGGCCCCAAGAACGCCGCCAATATTGCCGTTAACTGCGGCAGTCACGCCGTTATAGGCTAGTGCGGGCACTTGCCAAGGGCCGGGGATAACAGCCGCGATTGGTGCCGCTACATCAGCGACATCTCCAAGGGCGCTCTGGATTCCGCTAATAAAACTACAGCCCATGATTCACCTTTCTACTGACTAACCAGTAGTCGTTTTTGTCTTGGTAATATTGCTCATAACCAAGACGAACTAAGAGGTCGCGAATCCTTTTGTCGTGGGTTGAAGCGTATAGCGCAACACCGTTGAAGGTATCTGTCACCTGTTTCATCGCTCTAGCCGTTCCTCGGTTAAAACGATCAAATAGTAGCCAGCCTCGCACATTACCTGGCAGTCCATACTGCTCTAGCACAATTATCGCATCCGCAAACTCATGCACCTCGGCACCTGAGTCCACCATATTTAAAAAATCCCCAACCATATGGTTCAGGGTTTCACCTTCATAGAACTGGCCCCTTCGTTTGAGGAGCCAATCCTTTAAATTGCTCACTTGACTATGCCTTGCTGCCTCAGTTGGTCGACAATCTCCGGCGTAGCCTGCATCACCTTGCCGTCTTGAATGATGGCGACTAGCCCGCCTTTTTGATTCGCAACATACTTGCCGTCATCACTGACGAAAAATAGCTGACCGTCAACTGTGGCCTGCCCGTTCTTCACCTCAATCGGCCCTTGATCAGACTGCACGGTTCCATTGAACCGTTGGGCCTGTTGTGGATCGATTGGCGGCTCAGACATCATGCCGGCCTGCGCGGGAGGTACGGCTGCTGCTGCTGGCGCTGACATCATTCCATTCATTGAATAATCTCCTGCTTGCGTGGCCGGCCACGCTTTTTCAGCACTTCTTGCCCGGCATTTTCATCGGTTTGGGGAATTTCTTTTTGGTAGCCATTCTCTTCTCCTGGTTGAAGTTCGACAAAACCTTCGTGTGCGCGTAACTGTTTGATGTCATCTTCATTGATGAAAGACGTCAAATTACCAGACCGCTTACATTTGAAAAATACTCTCATTTTTGCTCCAAATACCCCCTAGTTTTACCTAGGGGGTAGTATCAAAGAACTGCGAGATTACTCAGCTTGGTACGACGAACGCAACGGCAGCGTAGTCACGGAGTTCTTTGGCTCCGTAGATCGTGTCAGAAGTCACCAAAGTACCGAGGTACTCTTGCTTGTACTGAGACTGAGTACGGATGCCCATTTGCTCAGCCAGAACCGCTGCATCTTTATGCAGCATCAAGCCTGCACGGTACACGGTATCGCTACCAGTAGCCCACGCAACGCTATTTCCCAACTCATCGACGTAGGTGCCGGTAGGCTTGGCAGATGAGAAGGTTACAGACTGAGTGCCGGTCACGCTGTTAACGTGAATGTATGGGCAGTTAGTCGAGGTGAAGATCTCCACACCGTACAAGTTGCCCAGACGGCCTGTGCGGATGGTATTACCCATGCCGACATCGCCGACGAAGGCCTGCTCGGTGAAGCGGGCGATGCCGCGCAGAACAGCGGCTTCCACTGGGGGAATGACCATCGACAGCTCAGAGCTGTTAATGTCGTTGTCTTCCAGATACTGGATCATCTTGCGAATGCCGGCGTCTGTCAGAGCAGTACCGTTACCCGTATTGGTATTGGCAGCGCCGGAGAACAGCGTAGAGCCATCAGAACCAATGTAGGCCGCTTCGTAAGCAGCAGCAGCGGAGATTGTGCCACCATTGAACCCTGCGCCCAAGAGGTGCAGAGCTTGGTCAACCTTCTTCGACAAAGCGTAGCCTGCATCGTCCGTGTAGAAACGGCGCATGGAGGCCAGAGCCTGCATCTCAGCGATATCTTCGTACAGCTTCGAGTACTCGAAGTGTTTGTCGATCAGCACATCGACCACACCTGCGGTGTCGGCGATCAACGTGACTTGCGTGTTTGCAGCCTTGGAAGAGGCAGCGCCGCGAGCCGGAACGGGCAAGTGCAGTGTGTCGCCCTTTTTGCCCTTGAAGGACATCTTGGTGACGAGGTTGCCGAGCACGAGCTTGGCTTTGTAGGTTGCAATGACTTCGTCACTCCACTGTTCGGGAATGAAGTTTGCAGAAGTCGTGACGGTGGTTTGATTTGTACCGAGTGCCATGATAAATCCTTTGGAAAACTACCTAATTCGTCCCTCTTGGTACGCCAGGTCAATTTCGTCTTGACGAGCAGCGTACCCAGCGGGGTCTCGCAGTCTAAGTTGTATCAGGTCGGCCCTGCGGAAAATCTTCTTGCCTGACTCGCCGCTCCCGCCAACGTCAACAGAGGCTGACTTCAGCGCTTTGGATCGCGCTTGCTGTTCCACCTCAGTCGTCTGGCGCAATTTGGCGGCATTCAATTGCTTGAATGTCGAAAGTAGTTCGTCTGCTGCGTCGACGTCATATGCTTCGGCCTGTTGGTACAACTGCGAGCGAATCTTGCTGGATTTGACCCAGTTTGAGAACTCGTCATTCTGAACCACTTGCGTGAAATCAGGATGCAATTGCTGTAGCTTCTGTGCCGCCGCCATCTTCTGTGCCTGCAGGGCGTATTGCTCTGCTGCTAGCACCTTCGGATGCTTATCAACCGCTTGTCGAACTGCTTCTTGCGGGTCTGCAAAAAAATCAACTTCTGGCGTATCTGCTACTACAGGTTTGGGTTGCAGTTGTGACCGTAACAATTCATCGGCTAGCTTTCGTACCTCTCCAACTTCACGCGATTGTCGATCAATCAGCTTTTCAGCCTCTTGGTGCATCCGCACAACGTCTTCGAGGGCCTTATTACGGTATTTTTCGGGAAGCGGCGGTTTCTCAACCGGGGCCTCAACCTCTGGAGTCGCCTGCTGCGTAGCTTGCTGCTCCTCTACCGCGCTAATCTCTGAATCTAAGTCCTGAACTTCTACCATATATTCTTCTCCTGCCCCAAAATAGGGTTCTCAGGTTTTACATTTCACCGGGGAAAATATCCTTTATCGGTGGTCGGGGTTATATCACGAATTCCTTCGTGAAGCAATACGGTGGCGCTCCTCTCTTACCTTTGCCCACTTATCATACGCAGCAGGAAAGGCACCAGTAATACCTTCTAGGCGAATGGTTGGATTGGGCATTGCTCGCTGCATCTCTCCACCGCAAATGCAATCCATAGTCATAGTGTCGCTGTAATGCTCCTCTACCCGGGAACATGTTTGGCATATATAGTCATTTAAGGTCTTCATAGGCCTCCTCGCTAGTAGCTTTTAAGCTAAGCATCCACCGCATCATTGATAGCTCTCCTTTTTTGACAAACAAAGTCTTCTCATCAGGAATCCCGGATATGTCGTTGGTTGCATCCAGCATAGCCTGGACATCTTCCATAAGTTGTACCCATGCCCGTGTGCCCATCATGGCTAATCTGTCTTCATAGTACTTTTGAAGTTCGGGGCTCATATTTCCTCTCCCCAAGACACAATAATGTCTGCCGGCCCAGACAGAAGTCGTTTTATACCCATGATGATCCATTCCAGCGCTTCAATGCGCTAACTTGAGGCGACATATTGGCTTGCACATAGGCAAGAATCTCGGCTAACTGCGCTTCGCTGAAGGTGTTTGTATACCCTACTGGATCTCCAATATAGCCTGTGGCCTGTACCCCAATTGGGTATGCAATAGCAACGCCAGTAGCTACCGGCGTGCCAATATATGCTAGGCTTGCTACACCACTAGGTAAAACTGTGGCCGGAATGTTTGATCCACCAATCGCCAGTGGTGTTCCGGTGTATCCGATAACTTGTACGCCCGCCGGTAGCGCATTTGCTGTACCAGTTGCTAATGGAGTTCCTACTGAGACCGTAGCGCTTATGCCAGTTGGATAAACAGTAGCAGGTATTGCGGATCCACCGCTAGCTATTGGGGTGCCCACAGCGGTAGCAATCTGTACTCCTACTGGATAAGCCAGTGCTGCACCCGTTGCTAATGGAGTTCCTACGCTAGTTGTTAAGGAAACTCCAGTAGGATAAACAGTTGCTGTAGTTCCTCCCCCCGACACCAGATCAGGTATCCAGATGATCTGTTCTTCTGGCTCGAAGATTTGCCAAGGATTACCAAAGTCGCTACGAGCCTCAAGGTCGCTGGCAACATGCCCGGCCATGACGACTAAATTTGAAATGCTCTGAGAAGAAAATAACGTTGTGTTATTTCTGGACAGAATATATAAGGTACTCGGCCCGAACAGGTGGCTATCACCTATCCCTCCCCCACTTGATGGGGTCTGCTTTATTCCGTCAATCCATAACTGAATACCTCCGCTTGCATAGGGTACAGATCGCTGGATTACAACGACGTACCGATGAACTCCTGCCGATGGCCTTGTAAAGGAGGCGTGTAACGTAGACGCTGAAGTTGCTATTTCCAGTTTCCCATTATAAGCATTTGGAGATATGTAGAAAGGGACGTCTGACCCACTTACAGGAATACACTCCATTGCCAGTGCATAGTCATTTGCATAGGCTTTCCAGTCAAGTGTAAAAAACAGGCTAAGGCTAGAACCCCCGCTTAAGTCGATAGCGGGTGATGTAACCGCGCCACTCCCGCTACCCTTTAAAAATATACCATTCGGAGTGGGTACAAACGACCCACCAGAATAAATTGGGAAAGCTACATTTCTGACAACCTCGGATACACCTCCATTGAAGGGGATCGCTTGGGTAATCGGTGCTGTTGCCGGGTTACTCCAATCAATCCCAACCAACTCCTGTGGTTGACTGGTGCGTGTCACCTTGCGTGAAGACAGTAAGGGCGCATACAGCTTTGGTGGTGTGACTACCGTGGCAGGAATGGCAATGGTTTCGGTGATGGGCTCGAAGATTTGCCAAGGGTTGTCGGAAACTTGCGCTATTTCATAAGCACTTAAGGGCCGATTCCACAAAAAACCAACGAAAGGGTTGGTGTTATTATTTCCGTTTGTTGGACTGCTAGAACCAAAAAACACCTGCCTGAACGAACCGGGGGAATACTGATAAACCGGCGCTGTGTATGTCCCTGAGGCGTACTGCCTCCCATCAAAATACGCAATGGCATTGCTGCCATCACCTGTTATTGCTACGGTTCGAGGTACTGTTACCGAAACCCCGGACGAACTTGGGTAGACTGCGTATAAGCCAATACTTGCGTATGGGCCATTATAAGTACCACCATGCAGCCCAACCGACCAGCCTGCTGCTCCGCTCCCGTTCCCCCTGAAAAAACTACTTCCCGTATTTGTAGCTGTCTTCTGTTTCGCCAGGATGAAGGCCGTAAGAACTGAAAGATCAAATTTAGCCTCAGCACTTGACGCTGATGCAGGCGCGGGGTATGTCAATGCGCCTGTGTTTGCCGCGAGTCCTTTAATGTCCGGAATTGCAACGAACCCATTTATCGGCTTTAAGCCAACTCCATCAACGATATTTATTTCAAGGCCAGGGACAGCAGCAAACACCAGACCTCGCGTTAGCGGATTACTCCAATCAATCCCCACCAACTCCTGTGGTTGACTGGTACGCGGAATCCTGACTTTTACAAAAGCCATTTAGACGCTCGTGGCTGACGGGATTACTGTGATGAACGCTTCGCAGGTCACTGTATTTGTGCCACTTTGCGTGAATTCGATACACAAATACCCGCCTGATGGTGGTCGGTAATTAAACGGGTTATTGGTGCTTGCGACAATCCCACTCCCAACGCTGTAAAGGGTTTTCCAGCCAGTTGCACCAGTTGTCGAACTTGCAGCCGTTGGTGGTGTTCCAGAGGCGCTGTGGTAGTACAGGATGTTTGCAACGCATTGGCTTGTCGGTGCGGTGCCTGTATTTAGCGAAAAGGTCAGCAACGATTGCAGTGCCGTGCGTAAATCAACGACAGACGAAAATACGGACACGGATGTGCTATTGACGCTACCTGCGGGGGATATGTCAGTGACGACGGGGGTGGTTAGGGTAGTAACACTCATTTAAACTCTCCAAATACCATTGCTGTCTTGCAGAGCAACGGTCAGGTCATACAGGCTTACGGGATCAGGCACTTCAGCCACAGCGAGCAATGCTTCTTTTGCCGGACTTGGCACCAGTTGCGAAATCATCCCGCGTGTTGCAGAGGAACCAAAGTCAAGTTCACCCCGGTTGATAAGCACCCATGCCCATTTCAATGCAGGGATGCTTGCAGACTGTGTTTCAAGCCCGTCAAGTAGTGCAGCACCGTCCACCGGCCCAAGGGTTTCAAGTACCAAGCCAATACCGCCGAGCTTGGTTTCTACCTTGGTGCGGCCAACATTCACAGCCGCAGCGATAGCAGCGTAATCGTGTGTAGCAAGCGTGGCTGCATCACACTTGGCTTGTATTTCAGCTAGTGTGATCATGATTAGTGGCCCGAGTTACCGCTGGTGATTGTCCATGCCGTAATCGCCACGGGCTGACCAGATGTCGGCAAACCAATAGTCATGTCCGCGCCTGACGTCCCAGCAGAGCCATCGAACACTACTGTGCCGCCAGATGTCTTGACGCGATACCAAGTGGGCTGCACTGATGCACTCGCGTTGACGTTAGCAGGCAATGTCGGGCTGAGTACCGAGGGGAAGGCCGCCGTTGCAGCACCTGCGAATGGTGTGCCTAGCGTAAATGGACCCGCCACCAGCGTGCCATCAGCCCCGGCTGTGCTGGATGGCTGTACGCCAGAGTAGAGATAGAGTTCACCAGCATTGCCGACGGTAGCAACCGTTGCTGCCAGTTGTGCTTGCATTGCTGCGATGGAATAGTTCAGTTTGGATGCCATAGTGAGTCCTTATGTTAAGCAGGGTGGGTGAATGGTTAAGTTTTACTTCGCTTGATCATGCATAGTTTCTCTTTCAAAGTGGTGATTTGTAGCGGTCATAACTTTACCTCCGCGATCTTTGTTGTAACGATCCTGCCATCGCAGTCGTGTTCTACATACATCACAATT